GGGGGCCAAATCGCCGATACTTGTTAAAAATAATCTTCCGCTGCTCAAAAAGACCCATAATGCCCCGGAAGCGTGCCACCTTGTCCCCACGAAATCCTTTGATCGCGTGCCAGTTCATGTTGTACAGGCCGTGGTCGCCTAGACAGATTCGTTTGAAGTCCGCCTCCAGAGATGCTTGGTAAGCCACAGCTTCCGACCAGATATCAATGTTGCTGCCGGTTGGGAAATACCTATCGTTGTCTTTGTGGACAACACCCCATTCTTCCATCATCTCCATCAAGGCTTCCAATTTCTCTAAGTTCCCCATTATTCGGATTCGTTTGCAGTCGATAATGTGAATCTTTTGGCCTACTCGTCCGCCCATCACAAAGACGGTGTAGTCATTCTGTTCTCGAATTCCGGCGGACAGGTCAACACCAACGCCCAAGGAATCGAACTGGGTTCCGATCGTGCCTTTAACAATCAAGTCCGGGGACAGGGATAGCTCACTGGTTTGGACAATTTGATTCTGATACTGGAAGCTGAACGCAATTGGTGCCTGTCTTCGACGATCTTGTAGATACTCCAGGGACCAAAGGGCTGGCCAGTACGAGATTTCCTCACCCTCAGAATCTACAGTAATTGCTGATTGGACAATTTGAATCCAGTCATTAGCTGGAGTAAATGTCGAGTTGTGTATATCGTCATGCCGAAATCTGGTTCCCAAACAAATTGCTCGACCACCCTCAAACATGGTCGGCACAATAACTGAGTTCCAGTTATCCTCCATGGCGGCGCGAATATCTCTGTTTTTAATGTCATCGGCCGACTTGATCGCGTCATCGATGATACAAAGGTGAGAACGTTTAGAGGTCACGGCACCTTTGAGACCGGCACAGCAAACCGTGAATTCTTCCTCACCGGTTGATTTGATACCTGCAAACTTCCAATCAATACTCCAATACTCGTTGGAGTTGATCCCCTTGGCAATTTTTACAGTTGGAAAAATTTCAGAGTAAGTTTTACTCTCTTCAATGATTCGCTTGATGGCAGCACTCTTGGGGCGAGCAACATCTACCGTGTACGAAATATAAAGAATCTTGAGTGGTTTTTTGGCGAGAGCGTGAATACCAATCGCCCAAGCCGTAAACAAACCTAATACCGTGGATTTTGCTGAGCCGCGTGGCGCCAGAATATCTACGTTTGGGCCAGCAATGCCCACCAAACATTCGCTATCGTCACCTGTACATAGGTATTGATGCCACTCTTTGTGGTGAGCTGCTGGAGGCTTGTCACCCACCACCTCACAGAAATAACCAAAATCTTTACGTGCTCGATCTACATCAACGGTCGAAGAGTGTTTGACAACTCGTTTTTGAGCTGCAGCTCTAGCCGTGCGCCGATAGACGCTATAAAGATTCGTACCTGCCATGCCCGTAGCATAGCGTACTGATTTTTAAGATTCTTCCTGCAGAATCTTTGTCCAGACACCCATCGAGGCTTCTTGGAGTGGGCCTTCAATTGGATCGTCTCGGAAGATTGAAAGCATCTCACGAAGCGCTCGGTCCGCACCAGCGAGGATTAAACCCTGCTTATCGAGGAGAATTTTCTCGTCATTCAGTTGCTTGATCGCACCACGAAGCTCTTTTTGCATCATTGCAATCCGAGAGGTGCCCATATCCTGCTTCACCATCCCCATGTCGATAGCTTCACGCAGCTTGGCAATATCCTGCTGCATGGAGTCGATCTCCATTTCCAACAAACCGTTGAAGTCTCTTTTTCTGTACTCTTTTTTTGACCACTCATCGCAATCAACGATGCTACCTGTAAACCCGAGGAACCGGGAATACAGGTACATTTGGATCGGAGAGTTGGTCCGTTTGCAGAATGTAAGAAAGGATTCTCGGTCTTTATCAGTTAAACCTTGAATCCAGTCTCTCATGTTCGGTACTGCTGTTGAGCCTGATCGTAATCTCTTTGCTCTTTATAGCGCCGGAACATCTCCTGTTGCAAGTCGGTGGTCCGCTGTTCCTTGCCAGCGGTTTCCAACCCTAGTCGGTACTGCTCGCCAGTGGTTCCAATGCCAAGACGTTCCTGTTCGCCAGCGGTGACGCGAGTTGCACGCTCTTCTTCACCGGTTTTACCAACGGTAAGACGCTGTTCTGCTCCAGCAGATTGAGTACGGCGGATATCCTGGCCGGCGAAGAACTCGGCGTTAGTACGGTCCAACTGAGCGCCCAACTCCATGTTGAGTCGTTGTTGGGCACCACTAACCTCATTCAACGCAGTTTGAGTCTGCAGCGATTGGGTCGGCACCTGGGTAGGAGCAGACGGAGGCGGCGGAGGTGGCGAATAAACAATTGTCGGAGGAGGAGGTGGTGGTGATCCGCCCATAATTAACGACTCGCTGCTTTCAGTTTAACGTGGTTTATTTCAGGCAACCTGAATGTATTGGCCAGCAAAGCTACCCGCAAAACGCTTGGCGGCATCCTGCTGAGCGGCAGTTGCACGTTGACGCTCTGCTTCACCAGTTGCGGCTTGAAGCATTTGATTCTGCTTCGAGGCCATGATCGCCTGCACGTTACTAGGCATCTGTTCTTTAGTGGCCAAGAACGATTTGCTCGCAGCCAGGTTTCGTGCAGTAGATTCCGCACCAGCAGCACTTAGGTAAGGATACAAAGAGGCGAGCTGTTCACGGGTTAAACGCGAAGAAAGCTGTGCAGACTGCTCCATCTCAGCCATCCGCATCGGGCTGATGGCCTTGTAAAAATCTAAATACTTTTTGACCTCTTGGTCCATTGGTGGAACTGCAGAACCAGTTTGGCTTTGCAGGTCTACATCGCGAAACCCAGTAGAAAAATCAGTACCAACCATAGGAAACGGTACTTTGGAAAAGTCCGTAGCAGGGATCGTTACCTGAGGTAGTTTCTGAGTTTTTTCCTTGCCAAAAGCTGGAGCGGGTCCCCGGAAGGGCGCACCCACTGCAAAGCCAGGAATTTTCTGGTAAAAGGGTGACGCGGGATCGCTCCAGATTGCGGCCATATTAGCTGTACTGGTATTGGGAGGTTAATGCGGAACCGGCTTGAGAAGCAGCAGTCAGACCCATTTGCTGGGCAGCTTGCTGACTGCGCTCAAGCATGTTGGCGGCAGTCAAGATGTTTTGACGCACACCAGCTGCGGCCATTTGGCGCTGGAATTCAGTTTTGGAGCGTGCCTCGGCAGCCTTGAACAGCTCGGGCATCATCTTGCGCATGTTGGCAAGCTGCACATCACCTTCGAGCAGTTGTGCTGCACGGCCAGCACCAAAAGAACCCGAGGGATCTAAAACAGCGGCAGTACCGTAAGGGGAAGCACCAACAGGCAGTCCACCAGGGACGGCACCAGCGGTTTCATAGGTTGCTTGAGGTTGCATAGCACCTAACCCCAACCCACCGGCCGCACCAGCAGCACGTTGCGCAGGTTGAGCGACAGCAGCAGCCGGGCTACCAGCCAAAGCGGGGGTGGCCATCAAACCCAATCCACCAGCAGCTAAACCTGCGGCGGCTGGGGCGGCGAGTAGTGCTTTGTCGGCTTGACTTAAAGCTACGCCCTTGGCGGCCTTAGACAATGCAACCTGACCAAGTGCGGAACGACCAAGAAGTCCAGCACCAAGTGCTTGACCTGCCATTCGGAAGCCGCCTGGAGTCATGGCGCCAAGGCCAGCACCGAGTGCAGCCGCGCCTAAATCACCGCCACTACGACGAAAACCTGTAACTCCACCAATGGCTGCACCGGCAACTGGAAGTAACGCTGCGAGAGGAAGCATAACTATTTAACCTTCTTGATTGTTATTTTAGTTCTAATTAATCAACCAAAACCACCAGACAAACCACCGCCAATTGCACCGACTACAGCTCCAACGGGACCGCCTACCGCAAAACCAGATAATGCGCCTTTAAGGGCTCCCGCACCTGCGCGTGCAAATCTTTGTCCACCAGAGGGTCCACCGCTTTCACCGGGAATAAAATAAGGAGCGTGTGAAGGAGGTGGACTATAAACCGATAGATTTTCAAGAAGCTGACCTCCGCCAAACCCACGAGTATCTACTCCCCCCATGCTAAAGGGGGTTCGGGAAAACTCTGATCGATATTTATCTTGATCTTTGTCCAAATATTTCTGCAGAAAATTTGCACCAAGATTTGCGATACCACCCCAATCTGTTTTACTGCCTTTATTTAAAAAACTCGGAGCATTTTTTTCATAAGCCCAGGTATTGCTACCAATATCGCCGATTTTGTCAGAATAATCCGGAAATTTATAATCACCGCCGGACTTGTAATCAAAAAATGAAGAAGCCATAATTTAATATTGAGTCGGCGCAAAAATTTGTTGTGATAAGCCCATTATATCTAAACCACCACTAGTCGTACGGCCAGCAATACCAACCCCCTGCTGGGCAGATTGACGAGCATTAATTAATTGCAGCTGATGTTGAAACTTTTGTTGCTCCAACATGGCCTCAGCAACAGTTTGATTCGTCATCGGCGACATCCCTGGCGTGTATTGCTGATTTGCAAATGATACAGGTGTGGAAGATTGACGAAGAGGGAGAGAATATTGTGACTGAGCATAAACATTCTCCTGACCCTGGAGAACCTTATTGATGAGCCCGGTTCCAGCAAGTGCCGCACCTACTGTTGCAAATGGTGCAAAAGCACCTGCAAATTTAGAAATGTTTTCTGGTCCTAGCTTTGTAACAATTTGCCCAATTTTTGAACTTGCCGCCTCTGGTGTTTCAGTGGCAGTTCCTAAAGTAACCCCTTTTTTGTATTGCCGTGGAAGTGGTCCTTGAATGGGCACTTCTCTGGGGGCATATTTTTCTACCAGTTTATTCAAAACGGCCTGTTCCACGGTGGAACCAATTACGGGCAAGCCTACTTTTAAAAAGTCTCCAAGGGCTTTACCAGCTAGTCGAGTTGCAGTACCCGTAATCATACTAATTTCACTCCTTGATTTGGAAACTTACCAGCAGTATTTGGATCGCTTTCATTAGATCCAGAAGTTGCAGACTCTGAACTAAGTCTAGCTAAGTTACCCGGCCTTACCGCACGATCTTCTTCAACTAAACCACGGGATATTGCTTGGGCGTAATTTTTAGCAAAGGCAGTTGCAAATGACTGGTCCCCAGGGTTCCCGAAATTGGGCTGATCGGTTTTAGATGCAGCATCAATCTTGGCTTGCGATTGAGGCGCAACATCTACAAATGTGCGGTTGGCATAAAAATTTGCGTAATCCGGATTTTTCTTCATATCAGCCACCCAGGGATCACGAATGGGATCAGCAGTTCTATTGGGGCCGAGAGTACCCGAATAGGGACTTTTGCCAGAACGCCAAGCTTGGTCAGCGGGAGAAGAAAAATCTTTTGGGAAAAACGCCACTTAGATCAACCCTTTTTCTTTTTACGAAGCTTAGTTAAGGTCTTCGCGAGATTAGCCTGTTTAACAGTCTTCGGATCATATTCGTCAGGATTGGCGGTGACTTTGGCTGCATATTCAGCAGTCGTCATGCCTGCTTCCTCTGCCTTTTTAGAAAAGGCGCCAGGATGCTTACTTGTAGCCTCCTGAATCCACTTGCCGCCTTCAGCCATAATCTGTAAATAAAAACTATTTTATCAGGAAGCAGCGTCTACCTTGGCGGCAATCAAATGAGCAGCATGGAGTTCCGGAGCGGATGCTTCAAAAGCGCGGACCTTATCGGCTGCAGCCTGGGGCAACCAGTTTTTCGCCATGTCCAGCGCCAGCTGCTTGATTTC